GTCCACGCAGGCGTGACAGCCTGCGTGGACAATTTATTGATTTATTTGAGGGGTCAACTCCCCCCAAGTATGCGTTGCTAACGCTTTGTAGCAGATTTCTGTTGTATTAAGATATAGAAATTTAGAGCGTTGCGACGCTCTCTCTTTTTGTATATTGCAGCATGCAGCTGCGCAAAATAGTAATATGTTTTATCTAAAAGAGGATTAGTTCTCCTCAGTCAGAAAATGAACCAAATTCGATGTATAGACGGCCATCAGACCGTGTGTTGGAGGAATTTAGTGGAGGATTGCTTAGTGAAGCAATTCAGAGAATATCACTCTGTGTGCAATTTACGCTTAGATTGTATACCGAAATTAATAAGCTTCTGCGTATATCGCTTTTCAGGTCTTGCCGGTACCTGTAGATAGTGCAAATTCGCTTGCATGAGACTACAAATTCTTGGCATAATGTACTCTACCCGAGTACCGGGGTGTGCACGAAAAAGTGCTCGCTCCATTGGCTCACTGAGCCATAAATATGCGACTTGCAAGATTAATTCTGTGCAAGAAAACATAACTTCGCACCCTTGTTTAGGGACTCTTCCTTTGGAGATATCAGCATCAAAGGACGTATACCACACGAAAGAGGAGTATGATAACAATGAAACCAACGATTTGGTAATAATAAATGACGATAAATATTTCGACGCTCGACAAATATTAGATGACGAAGACTACGATGAGTTTTACGAAACTATAGAAGGATTTGAAATTCAGTATGAGAACCGAATTCCGCAAATGTCGGATTCAATTAGAGCGGATAAAGCAATGACGTTTGTAAATAACTTTTTCAAGACTTCAGGAATTTATGGATTAGATGGTGTTTTTGATGACACTGTCGTCAGACATATAGAAGGATTGATCATTTGCTTTTATGGAATACAGAGTGCAGAGAATGTACATGGAGTTATGGCGAGCTTATTAGCTTATACTAGAGATCACTTTAAGGGATCACTATTGAAAACCATGACAGACGTAATTCAAGACACTTTTAAGGAGGATATGGATGTTACTGAATCAGATGACGGCATAGAAGTCCAAATGGGTAGACCAGACTGGTTAATAGAACTAGGAGATCTCAAAGATGGATGGAAGATGTTCCGCGAGAATAATGCTTATAAACGCATTTATAAACTTCTCAATGCTTTAGTAGCAGCGGGACTCTGTGATGCCGCAGACTTAGCTTTTACGATTAAGGGTTTTGACATATTTAATGAAGAAATACTCAGACGAGACATGACAGCACTAGATATTGTAGATGCAATTATGAACGCATGTACCTTCTTTATTGAGGGTGCATACATGTGTTTTGCAACTAAGTCAATTAAACCTTTGCTCATGAATGATTGTGACGCAGCAACACTAGATAAAGACTATAATGAAATAGCTCAAATGTGGAGTTTAGTTCAAAATGGTAATTTAGAATTGCAAACAAGTTTTACTGAAGAGAAATTCTTGGAAAAGCTTGAATATGTGACACGTAGATTTCAAGATATGAGCCATTCACTAACAGGATTCGATAAGAAAATTATTAGTGATAGAATCAGGGCTTTATTAGCTATCCATAATGATTATAATACAATGCTATTGAGTGGAGGGTCTAGAACCGCTCCATTCACAATTGGATTCTTCGGAGATAGTGCACAAGGAAAGACTACTATTGGCGATCTGTGTATAGATGCTTTGCTTACTAGCATGGGTATGTCTTTAGATAGGAAATATCGATCGGTCATTAGACCGGAAGATAAATTCTGGAACACTTGGAAGACTTCAACTACTGTAGCTATGTTAGACGATTTTGGAAATGGAAATCCGAATAAGACGGACATTAATCCAATTGACATCTTACTTATGTTGTGTAATAATCAAGTCACTTTTGCACCAAAAGCTGATATCGAAGGCAAAGGCAGAAATTTGGTTAAACCCTTATTAGTCTTAGTCAACGGTCACATCATGGATTTGAATGCATTAGCATGGTCAGTAGCACCATTTTCCGGTCAACGGAGGGTTGACTTTAGTATGAGAGTTGAAGCTATGGAACAGTTTCAACTGTTGGATTCCCAAGGACGATGTATTGGCTTAGATGCCGACAAAGTTAGGGCCCATTATACTGTGGATGGCGTATACCATAAACCTCCTATTGAGGATCTTTGGCGCGTTACTGTTTTTAAGGCAGTTAAGCCCGAAGAACTTTCTCATAATGCCAGTTACGAAATTGTAGTTTGGAATAATCGAATTCTTAAGGATATTAGTGTATCTGTTTTGATCCAGTTTCTGTTGGAGATGAACTCGAAACACCAGTACAACCAAAAGATTATGATCGATGACCAACACTCGAGATTACACAAATTTAATAAGTGTCCTCACACCGTTACTGTGCAGGGAGAAGAGGTTCCTTGTTGTCAGATTGCAGGAAATTGTCCATATCACGATGGTACACCGTCAGTTGGAGATTTCCCCGCTAGCTTAGGTCAAGTCAATAAATACAAATTAATTTCTCCTGGAGAGATAAAGAGGCGTAATTTGACTAAAGATGTCGAAGTTCAATGGGGTAAAGTCATGGCGACTACATTACTTTCGTTGAAAAAGAGATATCAACCTAAGATACTGCAAGAAGTGGATTCATTTTGGAATGATTTAGAGGCTAAAGGCACGAGAACAATACTCGATTTTGTCGATAAGCTTCCGAAGAAAATAGATCCGATACCTTTCTTGCCTAGTTGTATGATAAAATCTGATTTTGCCATTAAATTCTTCAAATGGTATTACCGAGATGAAGTTGAGAAGCAAGCAAAGCGTGCGCGATTAGCGATTTATTCGCTTTTCGTGATATTATGCGTGTCTTCTTTCCTTTCATTCGGAAAACTATGGGGAATGTTGGCGTCAGCGATCATGTGGAATGTTATGTCTAGTCAATCATGCTTAGAAACTGAGTATATTCAAGATAGAATTATGTCAGATTTGCATGCGCGACATGACTTAGCATCCTGTACGGTCAAGAAATATCGAGACAAGGTAACGAAAAGTTGTTGTCAAATGTTCATTGGCTTAGCGGCTTTATACGCTATGATCAAAGTTTATAAGACAACTAGAGATTTATTCCATACTGAACCTCATGCCAATATAGATCCTAAGACTGACGACGATCTCAAGATGAGAGATAGTGAAGTCAATGTTTGGGCGCAAATAGAGAAGCGACCCTTACCAGTCTGTGAGGAACACAAAACCATTACCAAAGATCAGTTAGATGCTAAAGTAAGAAAGAATTTATTCTATGCAGAAGCACATATGAAGGACGGTGATTATATGGTTGATGTATTGGCTCTCCAATCAAATGTCCTAATTATACCAGATCACTACTTTGGTGTACAGGACGAATTCGAGCTTACACTATGTAAAGATAGTGCTAGCAAGTGTGGTGGAAGATTCAAGACGAGAGTTAGTAAAGAATTTTCTGCTCGTATTAACGACTCAGATTTACGGATCTGTTTCACACCTAATGGAGGATCGTTTGAAGATCTTTCCATGTATTTACCTAGTAACTATGATTTTGATCCAATCTTTTTCGATTTGTTTTATCGAGATAAGAGAGGTGAAATATGCGTATCAAAAGGTAAGTGCGAAGCAGGAGTGTTTAGCAACGGACATTGCTATTCCGAGGGCGTTAAGTACGACAACTTAAGCACCAATACATTTAGAGGCATGTGCGGAGCAGTTTTAACTGCAGATGCACGTTTTCCTTTTATAATCGGTTTCCATATAGGTGGAGAAACTGATAAACCAAGAGGGAATGCCGCAAGTATTAGTCGTGAAGACTATAAACATGCGTTAGCCAAACTACGAATGAAACCTGGTGTTTTAATAACAGGAAGTGCAAGTACCTTTAGGAAGGAGCAGATGGGTGTGCAAATAATGAAAGATGAACCTCTTCATTACAAAAGTCCACTCAACTATCTACCTGAAGGCAAGAATGCAATTACCTATCATGGTTCTTGTATTGGTGGCTCAACTACTAAGCCAGAAGTAAGGCAGTCAAAGATTTCACAGACCGTCACGAAAGTGTGCGGTGTTGAGAATATTTGGGGCCCACCAAAGCTTAAACCTGAGTGGTTCGGGTGGCAGAAAGCTATGAGTAATTTTAGCGATCCAGCTGACCCGTTTCCCCTAGGTTTGTTAGCCAAAGCAATCGAGGATTATGAACGTCCCTTACTCAAGATCATTGAGAAGTCAAATATGTGGCGGAGATGTCGACCACTAAGTGATGTTCAAAATGTGAATGGGATACCTGGTGTCAAATTTATGGATGCTATAAAGTTGAATACCGCTATGGGTATACCTTGGGGCGGAACCAAGAAACCTTTTATAGAGATTGACGATCCTACGGAAGACTATCCGGAAGGCATTCGCCGTTTTAAGGACGAAGTGATGGAAGAAATCAGCAGAGTCGAAGATCTATTAAAGAAAGGTCAGAGAGGTAATTGTATTGTCAAAGCTGCCAAGAAACAAGAAGTTCTGGTAGTTAGCAAGAATAAATGTAGAATATTTTACGTTAGTTCTGTTGTGCTGACTTACCTTGTACGGAAATATTTCTTGTGGCCCATTAGATTTTTATGTATGAACAGCCTAATCTCTGAATGTGCAGTTGGTGTCAATTGTCATAGTGACGAATGGGAACAACTGATGCAACACATGCGAAAGTTTGGCAACAATCGCGTGTTCGCTGGAGACTATGGGAGCTACGATCAAAAGTTACCGTCGCAATTAATCATTGCGGCAATTCGAGTGACTATTGATATAGCTCGAGCTATGGGATACGATGAAGAGTCGCTCACTATAATGGAAGCTTTAGCAGGAGACCTAGTTATCCTTTTATTGCTTATAACGGAGATCTTATTAGTTTAGATTCCGGAACTCATATTAGTGGCAATTCTCTCACAGTAATCATTAATGGAATTGCTGGATCTCTGAATCTTAGGGCATTTTACTTTTCAGTATACCCGAAAGACGACGATTTCCGACAATACGCAGCTATGATGACGTATGGAGATGACAATGATGGTAGTGTATCATTATGGCGCTCTAAATTTAATGTAAGAGATTTTTCCATATGGATTGGGAAATACGGTCAAAAGTACACACATCCAGATAAGGAAAGTGATATACCAGCGTATATGAAGTCCGAAGAAGTAGACTTTCTCAAACGCAAATCGGTGTACCATCCTGAACTAGAGGTGCGGTTAGGAGCTTTAGATCCCAAGAGTATGTGGAAGCAATTACATGCGTATGTCTACACCAGTAAATCGCCTGGTGAAAACGAACTATGTATAGGAGCCATAGACAGCTTCTTGCGAGAATCTTTTAATCATGGGAGAGAAACCTATGAAACACATCGATCTCAGATGCAAGAAGTGGCTGAAGTTCACAATTATACAACACATTGTGCTATGTTGTCCAAAACCTTTGATGATATGATCAAGGAATGGAAAGAGAAGTACAGGTCAGGTGACGCTGACAGCTAAGGCATAGCAAACGTCGCGTGTATATATGGATACCAACATTTTGTAAATTCATGTTTTTATATTATATGTTAGGCTTTGTACATAAGAGGTGTTGCCCTCGCGCAATACTCCTGTTTAGGAGAGTGATTGGCCATCACACAATACATGAAAGTGGAGGAATGTTTGAGCAGACATCCTACCATTATATATAAATAGCTCACTAATAGATTTAATGTAACAATAAACACACAAGAATCAATGACTCAACATGAGATGATAACTTTCAAGGATCAGAGTCCGGCCTATGAATACGAAGTGCCCTCAAACCCAGATCCAACATACGATATAGCTCAGAATAATGATGCAGATTTGCAAAATTTCTTCTCGAGACCAATTCGTGTTTGGACTGCGCAATGGGGTACTGGTACAACATTGGACCACACGATCAATCCTTGGGACTTGTTTTTCACTAATAAGCGAGTTATGAATAGAATATCAAACTACAATCTTTTACGATGCAAGTTGAGAGTCAAAGTGCTAATTAACGGAAATGGATTCCATTATGGACGCGCAATGATGTCTTACTTGCCTTTGCATCATGAGGATGAATTTACCCTTGATCGGGGTTTAATCATTCAAGATTTAATTGGTGCATCGCAGAGGCCTAAGATATTTCTGGACCCCACAACCTCTCAAGGAGGTGATTTTCTATTGCCTTTCTTTTGGCATAAGAATGCTTTGAACATACCGTTAAAGCAGTGGAATCAAATGGGAACACTTAGGTTAAGATCAATCCAAGCTTTGCGTCATGCAAATGATGCGCAAGATAAGGTGACAATTTCGGTTTTCGCCTGGGCAGAAGACGTTCAATTGTCTATGCCTACATCTGCTGAGCCTGGAGGTTTGACACCCCAGATGGGTAAAGTCACGGGAAGTGGAGATGAATATCAGAAAGATGGTCTCATTTCCAAAACCGCAAGTGCTGTCGCTGAAGCAGCGGGTGCGCTAAAAGATGTCCCTGTCATAGGACCATATATGAGGTCGACAGAGATGGTAGCAAACGCAACTGCTGGTGTAGCTAAATCTTACGGTTATTGTAAACCTGTAGACTTAACTGATACTGCTAGAATGAAGCCTCATCCAACTGGAGATTTGGCTGTGACAGATGGTGCTGACATTTGTCGCAAATTAACGGTTGATTCCAAACAAGAACTAACCGTAGATTCTAGAGTAGTAGGGTTGGATGGAACTGACGAGATGACAGTCAGCTCCATTGCGACACGTGAAAGCTTCTTAACGAGATTCCAATGGTCGACTGGTAATGAACCAGATCAAAGGATTTTCGAAACAGAAGTGACACCCATGCTGTGGGATTATGTGCCTGCAACAGGAAATGGTGTAGATGAAATACATATGACAGCAAGTGGTTTTGCTGCTGCACCATTCCTACATTGGCATGGAACCATGAAATATAGGTTCCAAATAGTAGCGTCCAATTTTCATAAAGGACGTTTAAAAGTCGTGTATGATCCGTACGGATTCCAATCAGATGAATTCAACACGAATTACACGCACATTATTGATATTGCTGAAGAGAAAGACTTTACAGTAGAGATTGGATGGGGTACCCACGAAGGCTTTTGCATCGTAGGTGCTCCAGGAAGATACTACAAAGGTAATACCATTGCCCCTCGCGACAGACCGTTTGAGGTCGGAGCGAACAGTGGTCCTTCGGCTGTTCCGGGTGAACGTTGTAATGGCTTGCTACGCGTATACGTAGTTAACTCATTGACGACGCCTAACTCAGATGTCAGTATACCAATTGAGATTAACGTCTTTGCTTGTGCCGGAGATGATATGCAATTTAGGAATCCATCGGATACCTTATCGAAATACTCGTATTTTGCAAATTATGGAGACACACAACGAAGCGCTAAGATCGAACCGCAAATGGGTATGGTAGATGATTCGCCAGTCACACAAGGAGACATGGAGGCTACAGATGAACCATCTAAACCATTGCAAGAGCAAGTAGAAGTATCTATGGCGACACTACCGTCAGGCATGGATCACTATTCAACAGTGTTCCATGGTGAAATCATAGATTCATTTCGAACCTTGCTAAAACGTTATACTCATAGCGCCATGGTTTGCGCTTTAGGTGCAGAAATTGGTTCAAATATTTCCTGGTGGACCGTCAGAGCCCGCATTTTCCCTTATTATTCGGGATGGGCTCCAGGAGCGATCTATCCAGTTACTATACCAAGAGCAGGTAACTACAACTATGGTGAGATGACGTTATTAAATTATTTGACACCAGCCTTTACAGGTAGGCGAGGTGGCATTAGATGGAAGGCTATTTTTACTAATCCAGGTAATTTTCCCACTCCTACAACGATCAGGGTCGATCGTATTGAGGATAATGTGGAATGGATTAATCAAACAGTCTTGGCTGGAAAAGAAAACACGAACACTTTTCTTCATTCAGCTCAAAGAGATAAGCTCTCTGGTATCACGGGTACTGTGCTTGCGCATACAGACGTGAACCCTTGTTTAGAGTGGGAGTCACCCTATCAAAGACGAGATCGCTTTTTACCTGCAAAACAAGCTGATATGACCAGTTTCCATGAAGAAGGAGACGGGTTCAAGCTTACAACTATGATAAAGACCACTAGTGATTCAAGTCATCACTATGATCTCTTCTGCTCTGCGGCAGAAGATTTCAGTCTTTATTTCTTTACAGGAGCGCCTGTTATGTACTATGACACAACGCTTCCAATATAAAATCGTGGTGGGGATCGCCACGTGCGCTGAACAAGCGTAGATAATCTATCTTATTAAATAACCTAAGAGGTTTGCACATATCATTGTGCTCGATGAGACGGATTGTCTCTGAGAGTATCCAATGGTGATTTTACTCTAAGGTCTCAATTTCTTAAGTGCGGTTACCTGAACCGTGGTGTATCGCCACACACAACAAACTAAGTGAGTAGTGAGAGGTTGA